AGAGGGCTCACTCAGTGAAATCGATTGGCTCGAATCGCTAGAAGAACCGCTTGATGCCGATGATCCAGAGCTCGACGATTGACTTGAGCTTGATTGCGACGAGCTCGAACCGGATGAACTTGAGAGACTAGACGAACTCGATCCAGAACTTGAGACCGACGGTGCCGAGTAGGATTGCGACGAACTTGAATGCTCGCTCGACGATGAGCTCATCGAAGACTGGCTACTCGATGAGCTGATGGAACTGGAGGAACTCGATGAGACGCTCGAACTGCTCGACGAGGATGGGCTCGACGAACTACTACCGGAACTGCTGGAGCTGCTCGACGATGACGATGAGGATGAACTCGAGGAGCTAGACGAGCTACTGCTGGAACTTGAACTACTGCTTCCCTCGCAGCAGCGGCATCCGATGGTTAGGTAAGCGCTGGTGTCCTCGTGAAAATGGCAGACAATCTGTTGGCTTGTCAGAAGGGCATAGTCACAGACGTTGTAGACTGCGACCTTTACTCCGATCGGTGCCCAGACTCCGTTGGCATATCGCAGTTCACGAGCCATGCCCCAGCTCTTGGCTTTAAGCCGCGATACTGGCTTGCAAAGCAAGGTCTGCTTGGGCGGGTCGATGATCCAGGAACGAATGCCATCGTAGGTGACGCTGAGATACTGCCCATCGTCATAGTTGGACACCGGGCCTCGAATGCGCTGGGCACTCGGGTTGCGAGCGATGATGCGAACGCCTTGTCCATTCGGTTTCAAGACCTGCTCAATGGTGCCAGCATCGTCGAGCTGAAAGAGGTCGCAGTTGGCGGAACCGGTTGCAAGACCAGAGCGACCAGGGATGCCACCGCTGGGAACCTTCACCAGGAACGCAGGATCGGACGGCTTACCAACGCGAACGACAGCCCACTGGACGCCTGTCTGATTCGCATCACGTCGCCATAGGATCTGGGCTGAGCCGTTGGGTTTTGACTGGAGTGTCGTACCTCCCGAGTCGGCGACATCAGCATATTGATGCCAGGTCTCTTGAACATTCACGCGGGCAGCGACGACGCCGGCGAATACCACTCGACCAACTTTGTCCTCGGCGATCGGCTCGATGGCCACACCGAATCGTCCCATATGCTCGTCGACGATGGGACGAACCGACTGGATCGTCGCATCACGTACGAAACGAGCGAGTGCTGTATTGTCGACGTCTGGATCGCCCAGTGGGGCGTTAAAACCGACGATTCCACCGATGGGCACAGTGGTCGCACTTTGATAGTGAACGCGAACGGTGGCAGCGTCGCGAACGTGGGTGCGGTTTCCTGCGCCGCCCGCGAGTCGATCGCGTGCAATTGTGTCAGCGGCCGCCAGCAGACGGTTGTATTCCGCTGCCGTGATATTAAGTCTCTCGCCTGGCCGAACGCGTCTTGCCATTACTCGATCCCCAAAGCGTTAAAGTTCGCTTCGGGGTAAACCTGCTCGACGTAAGCCGCTTCAGGAACTTGCAAGACGCGATCTCAACGCCTGCCAGAGCATTGATGAGCACGCCACCGATCTGAACAGAAACGTCGCCAGCGATGTCGACGAGTTCACGAAGCCGAATGAATCCTTTCTTGAGGAAGCCGATCGTGGAGTTCCAGCCCTTCTGAACTGAGGTTGTGAGGATCGTCCAGCCATCGGCCATGAAACCCAGCGTTGCATTCCATACGCTGGCGAGGCCTGAGAGCGCACTGATCAGTACATCACCGATCGCATAAGCTGTGTCGCCCCAGACATCGGAGAGATAATTGGTGAAGTCGGCCCAAACGCCTTTGAGATAGGTTGTGCCTTTGATCCACTGCAGCTTGAGATAGGTCCACAGGACGTTGGCTGCGGCGGTAATGTCACCGGCAGCCAGTGCATTGGCGATCGCACCAAAGGCTTTGATCGTATCGGCCTTGAGTGTTTCGAAGACGCCTTTCAAGTACTCGATCGCTTGGCCAGCGATGCCGGTGGAGTAGATGAAGTAAGCACCGAGCGCCGCAACGGCCGCGACAACCAGACCGAGAGGCGTGAACAGAGCGCCGATCATGGTCACAAGAACGCCGATCGCAGTTCCCACCAGCGAGAACATTGAAGCCAAACCACCGACCGCAAATGCAGCCACACCAGCTGCGCTACCGATGCCGATGAACGCTGCGCCGACACCAACCACGCCAGCAACGATGAGGGCGACCTTCTTGACCACTTCCTGGTTCTTACCGATCCATTCAATCAGACCGGAAAGAGCCCGAGAGATTGCGTTCATCATTTTGGTGACCGAGAGGTCCAGCGATTCCCCAATCGCGATGGCCACGCCCTCGATCGAGCTTTTCAGGATTCGGAACGCGCCACCGATCCCAGCATCCATATCGCGGGCGGTCTTGTCCGCGATGCCATTAGATTTCTGCAAGTCCGCGAGCAGCTTCTTGGTATCGGTGACTGTCTTTCCGATGGCTGAAGCACTGGTAATCCCCATCAAACCAAAGACTTCGTTGAATGCTTGCGCTCGGTCACCGGTCCCCATATTGGCCGATGCAGCGGCAACTTCGCCAAGAACGTCCACAAGGTCTCGCGCGTTGCCTTGAGCATCTTTGGTAACCACACCGAAAACTTCTTTGAACTTCTCGGATTCAGCGGCGCTGAGGGTAAGCAAGCGGCGCAATGCAGTACCGGCTTCACTGCCTTGAATACCGAGGTTTCCAAGAGTACCTAGAACCGCCAGTGTTTCTTCCAGACTCATGTTGGCATCTGCTGCCACGGGACCTGCGTACTCCAGTGCTTCGCCAAGAGACTCGACCGAGTTGAAGGACATGTTTGCTGCTGCGGTCAATCGATCCGAGACTCGCACAGCATCGGTCGCTGCCAGGCTGAATTGTCGGATCGTAGCTGACATAATCCCGGAGCTAACAGTTGCATCTGTCCCAGTGGCTCGGGCGAGGTTCATTACCGCGCCGGTCATGTCCTCGATCTGCTTGGGAGAGAATCCGGCTCGACCGAGTTCTGTCATCAACGAAGCAACCTCGCTGGCAGAAAAACTGGTGGTAGCTCCCAAGTGCTTCGCTTTGTTACGCAGCGATTCCAAGGTCGCGCCAGTTGCATTGGCTGCCGCTCCAGCGGCCCGAATCGCATCGTCGAAACTGGTATAAACGGCGAGGCTGGCTCCCACAGGTGCGGCCGCTGCGACACCAAGGCCAGTGAGCTTGGTGCCAACCAATCGCGTGGATGCACCGAACGATTTGAGCCGCTTCTGCGCAGCTTCAAGACCCTTGAGGAACTGGGCGCTCCTCGCGGTCAGCTCGACGTAGGCTCCTCCGGCTTTGACTTGGGACATTGCAACTCGGCTAACTTGGGTTGAAAACTCGCACCGAGCATCGCGGCTGCTTGTTCAACAGTTCCGCGAGCAACGATCGGCTTTTGTTCTGCGTAGGGATTGAAGTCATCGGGCCTAAATGGCTTGCGACGTCTCTTGCGGTCACGGTTCATCTCGGCCATTAGTGCCATGATCGTGCTGGCGACATTCCAATCGTGCTGACGTCTGGCCTCAGCCATCAGCACAAGTTGGCGAAGCGTTAAGGGGCCTGGATCGACTCCGACGATGCCGGCGAGCCTGACGATGAGTCGCTCAATGTCGGCACAGCGAGCTTGCGTTCGAGATCTTCGACGAGCTTGTCGACTAAGTTCGGATCGTCCAGTCGCTTCTCGATCGCATTGATCCCCCGAGTCTCGATCAACTTCTGTTTCTCGGCCGCCTTCCGCAGAAGACGGCGTCGGGACTCCGGGAAGTAATTGATCAACGCTTCGAGGAGTGCACCGGTTGCATCGTCGATCGAGTTTCCAGCGAGGCCCTCACCGAAGGCTTCGTCCGTGATCTGCTGCTGATCAGCTTGCGGCTTGCAAATCGCAAATAGCACATCGCCGAGGAGCAACGGATCGGTCGAGAGTCGTGTGATCAAATCACCGTCGATCGCTTCCAGCAGATGCACGCCTGTGAGAGTCTTCACGCGGCGCAGCGTCGTGTTATCGATATCCACAATCCAAATGCGACCGGCGCGGTCAACAAACTTCTGCATGATGCCTCCCTGAGTGTTATGAATCCTCTAAACCAACGACAACGCCAGCGATCAAGGACCAGCCAAGCCAGGTCCAACATTCATGCCACCACCGGAACTCGATTGAGTTGGCTTGAGAGTCACATCTGCGGAGATGACCTCTTCCAAGTTCTGGTTGACATTGAAGGTCATCACTTCGCAGGTCAGTGTGAGCGTGCCACCAGCGTCGCTGATGCCGACATCACAGGGATCACCACTGCTCCACAAGCCTTGAAGCAAGCCGAAAGCGCTATCGCCATCCTTGTTCAGCACTGTGAACTCGATGGACGCATCCTTCAGCGTTCCGACCGTTGCGCGCCAGCCATTGTTGGCACGAGTACTAGCATCAGCTTCGGCCTTTTCAAGGCTGACCGTCAAATCCTTGACATTGGTGATCTCGGCTCCGTCGATGGTGAGGACGGCTTCGAGACCAAGTCTTACTTCTGGCATCGTGAATGATTCCTTATGGCGAACGTTTACTTAACTGAGTTGGCCCAAAACATGGGGAGCCGACTCCGGTTGGCATCCAGTGCCGGCTTCATGAAGGGGCGCTTGGGGTAATGACGAGGTTTGTTGTCACTGCGACGCTCGTTCTCTTCAGCAACCAAGCGAGTGGCTCGATTGGCTTGTGCTGCGGTTCGCAACTCGATCCGCGCAAACTTCGTCTTGTTTCCTTGCTGCTTGATTCGGATCGGCCCATGCTCGCCAACTCGAAAGCGATGTGGCTTCAGCTTGCGGCGTTTGGTTGCCACGCCACCGAATTCATGCAGATTCCAAAGCCGGCCCGCGATCTCATTCACAGGCCCGATGATGACTTCGGTTTTGTTATTGGTTACTTCGTAGCGAATCACTCGCCTGAGCATGCCCGTCTGGGTATTCGGCGGGCTTCCTGGCTTGGATGGATTCTTACGCTTACGAATGCTCCGACTTGCTGTTTTACGGATGGCACCGCCAGCCTCGCTGATCGATGTAAAGGTGGCAGTTTCCACCTCCTTCTTGAGCTTTCGCTTGTCGAATTGAGTTCGAACGGTGAGCCTGATCATCGCGCCAGTTCAAAGGTTAAGGTCAACAAACTCGTAAACTGACGAAGCTGCTCCCAGTGTTCGCTGGAGTACAGCACTGCATGCTCGGCCTTTACGCATCGAGCCGCTTGAAATGAGACGAGCCGCTTCAAGCGAAACTCGTCGGCGATCTTCTCAACCAGGTCCACCAGTGGGTCGATCTCCTCATTGGTTCCCTTCGAAAACTTCTTCTGCACCGCAACATCCACACGGCAGTGGTATCGGTTGTGGGCGCGATCATGAGGCAATAACTCGACGTCGCGAGGCACCACGCTGACGCGAAGTTCCTTCATGTCTTCGAGGTCGAAGTTGGGAACGTACAAACGCTCGGCCACGAACTCGAAGTCGAACTCGGCGGCATTGAGCTGAGCGGTAACGCTGTCTGCAACTTGTAGAACGGTCGTCATGAGGGATGGGATTCGATCTGTTTGGTGTGGATTCGGAGTTTCAAACGGAATGGGTCGCTGTAGCGCCAAGGTGGGTCGCCACCAAGGGCCATCACTTCAAATATGAAGGTGTGGTTGCCATCGATCTCGACGATCGTGTCACCGCGGCGCGGCAACGTTCCGATGATCGACTGGAGCAGAGATTGCGTGTCGATCAGGAAGTCGCGAACTTGGCTGCGAGTGACAATTCCCTCGCCGTCGTCCTGGTCGTACAGCGACTTGCCGATCGTGGCTTGGAGCGTGGCTCCAAGCTCTCCTCGGCGATACACGACCTGGCGAGACGCGTGCTGGGTGAGTTTGGAGGCAAGCCACTCCTGGCCCTTTTGAAGCATGTCTGTCATGACTCGGCTTTTGCCTTCGTGTTGCCCAGCAGCTTCGATGCCTTCGTTCGAACTTCATCGAGCCAAACCGCATCGGCGCGGCGTTGGTACTCGGAAGCAACGGCATTCGCCTCTTCGTCAAGCTGTTGCTGACGAAGCGTTGTTTGACGAACGGGCTGGGCTGGTTCTGGAGTTAAGAAAGCAACGGGCGACGCTTGCTTGAGTTGCTCGGGTTCCCGTTTCTTCGCAGGAATCAGGGCAACTGCCAGCAGGACGACGACCACAATGATGGCGATGGCTAATAACATTTTTTTGGTTGAACCTCATCAAGGAGAATGGATTGGGTTAATGCAACGCTCAGCTAATGCCGCGCTTGATCAGAATGAACACGAGCAACACGGCCGCGATTCCGATAAGTGCGACCGTGGCGATCTCGCCTTGCACCGACGAGTACTGCATCGCGCGGACAGCGAGTTCGGCCGGCTTGCCCGTTAAGTGTTCAAGCTGTTGCGGAGGGATCTTCTTGACATGCCAAAGGTCCGTTATGTTCTTCGGACCATAGAACTTATGGCCGGCACCTTCCTTCCAGCCATAGAACGCCCATTCATGCGCGCCCATGAAATCTTTTCGCGTCAAAACGGGATGCTGCTTATCCCAGATGATTGATTGCGAGAAGTACAGCCCATGCTTCTTCAGCACTGGTGGGTAGTTGCCGCAGTTGGCATAGCCTCCCCAGATGTAGAAGCAACGTCCTGGCAGTAAGACTCGGGCAATGTTTCCAAACCAATCATCAAGCAGCTTGTCGAACGCCTCGTCGCTGACGAAGTCATTTGCAAGCGGTCGATCCTTTGGACGAAGCTTCTTGTGAGTCGCTGCATGTTTTGGTTTGCCCGTTTCGTGATCGACACCAAACGAAGCGGCGTTGCCTTGTCCTTGCTTCAGCCGGCCCGATGCCCCATCGTTCGAGAACGAAGACAAACCCGCAGCGATCGCGTTATTCGATCGCGGTTCGACCTTTACGTTGTAGGGCGGATCTGTGTTGCACAAGTGGATCGCAGCGCCGGCCAAGAGCCGATCTAAGTCCGCCGGCGACGACGAGTCACCACAGAGTAGCCGATGGTTTCCGAGGATCCAAAGATCGCCTGGTTGGGTATCCACCCTCACTTCCAAAAAGCGCGATCATCGATTGTGCAGTGAGTTGGCTACTCTCCGCGTGAGAAACTATGGCATTCGTTACTTCGTGATTTTGTGGATAAACCGCCCAAGCGCCTTTGGCTGGCTTTGTCCCCGAATCGACAACCATTGCGAAGAGACAACCGGGGTCAACAAAATCATAGAGCTTATCCTTAGGACAATTCCCCTCTAGTCTCCAGTTCTTTTCCTGTCGCTTAATGCGGTGCAGCTTAGATTCAACACCTTCGTCTGTTTCGTACTTCAATTCTAGTTCGATGTTGTCGTCGTCCTTTGCAGCGGGAAATACACGATCAACAACATCACCATCAAAGTTAATTGCTCGCTGCTTTGCTCGCTCTTTATTCAATCGTCGATATGAATGAAACATGCCTAGCTCGTTATGCTTGAGCAAGCGAAGAATTACGAAACGCATTACTTTCTCCCCGCAGTAGTTTTGATAAGTGCTGGCTCAAGCCCCAACAACTGAATCCGGATATCTTCAATCGACTTGCATCCAAGTGTTTTTCGCATTGCCATCGCAACAGCATAAGCCAAGAGAGGCGGAACGGCATTTCCGATTTGCCTGAGGGCAGGATTCATTGATCCATCAAACACAAATCCGTCTGGAAACGATTGCAACCTAGCCGCTTCACGGACCGAGATTGGACGAGCCTGTTCGCTGTCGAAATGGATGTGGCTGTAAGAGTCTTTCCCGAGGTGGGCCATCAAAGTTCTCACTGGCCTCTCGCGATCCAGTTTCCACCATTTATTTGGGAATTTATCGGGATCGTATGGTAGGGTCCAATCGCGATGAAATGCCTTCCCTTCGACGGTTCGTTTGTCAGTAGACAATCCAACTTTGTGGCGTTCAATTTCTAGTGCTCGACGCTTCTCTTCAACGTATCTCCAGACGTCCGGATACTGCCACCCTTCACCCATAATCTTGAAAATTTTGTAGTCACGCGGGAGATAACGAATGACGTGCCCGGTAGTTTTGCTCCCAGTTTCAAACCCTGGCCAGCAGCGCATGAGGCGGGACCATGCTGTGCTTGGTTTTTTGGTCTTATAGAGGCATGGTTCCATTGGATCTTTTCTGCCCCTCCGCAATCTTCCGGATTCCATTTCCTCTTGAGCGTATATTGGCGGCAAATCAGCTAATGCATCCCACGCACTTGTTGCTTTGGGGTGCCCTGCGTCAGCGTGAGTATCGTCTATCCAAAGGTGACCTTGGCTGCCATTCAAGCAAATGTGCTTTCTAGCCGTCGCGCGAGTTCCTTCGTATCCGGAGGGCAAGGTTGCATGATGCGTCGGTGTCGGAAAAACTGGATCTTTCGAAAGTGATTCGTGAATGCCAAGAAGAAACATTCGTTCGCGAATTTGGGGTACACCATACATAGCGGCGTTTAGAAGTGTGTACGAAACTCGATATCCCTCGTTCCTCAAATGCTCTGCAACCGTCTCAGCTAGGTTCTTTCCGCCATGATTGAGAATATCTGGCACATTTTCCATGAGCAGTGCGATTGGTTTTGTTTGCCGAACATAGTGAAGATATCTTTGCCACAGATTCACCCTTCCGTCGACTAGAAATGCCTGCTCGGCATCGTCGAGTTGAAGCCGCCTTGCTTCATGACGCAACTTAGCGCGGCCAACGCGAGCGAACGCTTGGCAAGGTGGGCCACCAACTAACACATCAATTTGGTCTTCGACCTTCCCCTTAATCCCTAAGTCATGAAAAATTGATTCTGGGTCCTCAATGGTAATGTCTCTCGCCTTGTGGTGCCCATTTGGCGTGGAACTCTTGCTAAAACTTGCGAAATTGGTTCCGTGACTCGATGCCGCCCATTGATCGATTTCAACAGCTGCAACGGGTGTGTAACCGGCCGTAAGAAAACCGAGCGAAATGCCACCACAGCCTGAAAACAAGTCCATAAACCTCGGGGGGGCTCCTTCCCGAAGTCGCTTTAATTTTTTGATGATCGTTCGCTCGATCGTTTGAACAGTCATTCCTCAGTCCTTTTACGCTAGGGCATCCTGCTGCCTGCTTCTGCAGTGCACCCAGATCGAACCCAGTCGTCGATCTCGTCCTTCTTAAACTTCCACAAGCTGCCCACTTTGTGAGCTGGCATTTTCTTTCGACTTATCCACTTGTAGACCGTATCTTCCTTAATGCCCAAGTAACTCGCGATTTCCTTGAGCGAAAGCCAACGATCTTCCACGAGGCTATTCATTTGGACCTCCCAATTTGGAAGAATTGAATTCCCTGTAAGGCATCTGATGTGTAGATCTTGTCCAATCAATCCTAGTCTGTTTGGGAAGATCATACCTGAATTGGTAGCAAAGCGAAACAGCCAACCCCTCGGGAGGGTAGGTCAAGCTGATCGCCCGACAACCGCAGAAAAATCCACCAGTTGCGTCCGCCAATCGATTTCTGCAGCAATGGATTGAAGGTCACGAAGGTTAACCTCCTCGCCTCCACTGCCCAGAGATGGCAAGAATAAGAGTTTCTCTTGGATCTCAGACGCGAGTAAACGCAAGTTCATGATTTGAGTCATTCTCGCCCGGGTCACATGCCCGAGGCGGGCTAGGTCAGCGTAGTCGGTGACGACGCCATGCCGGATCAGATCCTCGAAATGGATCGCAAGAGCCATGTAGCGTGAGATGCGGGGGATGCGTTCGAGTGCTGGCTTGGACTCGTCCGATTGGGCTGCCCCTTCGACGATTCGCTTCTTGGCCCCACGGCCGCGTTGCTTGATTGAGAACTGAAAGTCGACGCTTACTGGCTTGCTCATGATGCTGCCTCCACGAGTTCAGGACGGTTCTCCATGGCGATCGTCTTGATGCCATCGGGATGGAAGGTGATGGTCACGCGACCGGTCGCTCCGTCGTAATCGATCTGCTGTACGATCAACTGTACGATCCTTGATTGCTCGCGGACTGTGAGCGATTCCCAGATCGGCTCGAAACTGGTCAGTGCGTTGATGACATCTTCCCGGGTTAGCGCTTGGGCCTGCAGCACCGTCAGCTTCGCGTTAACGATCGCATGCCGATGTTCGGCGCGCCGAAGACTCTCGTGCCAGTCGGCTAATTGTTCCAGGGAGGTTACGTCGGGCGAGCCTGGCTTAATCTTGGGAGCGGCAACGCGGATGGCTTCGTTCCAGTATTCGAGCTCTTTCACAAGCTCGTCCCGTTCCGCAACAAGTGCCCCCAGTTCGCGTTCGGATTGGAGCTTGGCTTGTTCCACCACCTCGTCGACCAGCGCCGCGTCGTGGCCAACGTGGCGTATCTTGTCGACGACAAACTTCTCGATCTCGGCGGCCGGCACTGACTTGGACTTGCAGTTTTTCCAGCCACGCTTCTGGGCCTTCATGCAGACATAGTAACGGTAGCGTTTTGATCCGTTCTTGGTCGTGTGCGTCGGCGTCATCGAACAGTCGCAGCAAGCGCAGCGAAGAATACCTTTAAGCATTGCGCCGAACTTGTTTCTCGCTTCGACACCGCCAGTTCGACCGTTCCGTCTCAGAAGCGATTGAACCTTCTGCCAGACCTCCGTTGAGATGATCGCGTCGTGCTCGCCTTCGTTCACTTCGTCTTTGTAGCCAAGCTTGCCGATGTAGGTGACATTGGTCAGGAGCCGGAACAGCGTCGCTTTGGTAAACGGCGAGCCGCCCCGGAGCGTTCCCTTTTTTGTTTTCCATGACTTGTTGTTCCAGCCACGTCTATCGAGTTCGGCAATCGTCGCCATGATCGACTCGCGTTCCAAGTACAGATCGTAGATCGCCCTGACTCTGTTAGCCTCGACCTCATTGATTCGAAGCTTGCCACCTTGCGGCTCGATGTCGTAACCAAGCAGCGGCATGCCGCCAGACCATTTGCCTTTGCGTCGCGCCGCAGCGATCTTGTCGCGTGTTCTCTCCGAGATCAGCTCGCGTTCGAACTGGGCAAACGACAGCAGCACGTTGAGCATCAGCCGCCCCATCGAGTTGGTCGTATTGAATTGCTGCGTTACGCTGACGAAGGCAACCTGATTGCGTTCGAAGACCTCGAGCATGCGAGCGAAGTCCATCAGCGAGCGGCTCAGTCGGTCGACCTTGTAGACGACCACGCAATTCACCTTGCCGGCTTCGATGTCCGCCAGCAATTGCCTGAGCGCTGGACGATCCATATTGCCGCCGGTGAAGCCACCGTCGTCATAACGATCGGGAACGCAATGCCAGCCCTCTTGCGTTTGGCTTTTGATGTACGCTTCGGCGCATTCGCGTTGGGCGTCAAGCGAGTTGAACTCCTTGTCGAGCCCTTCGTCTGTGGACTTGCGGGTGTAGATCGCACAGTTCAATTGGCGATTGATGTTGGCCTTGTTCATTTGTCACCGCCTTTTTTGTTGAGCTTGAAGAAGTGGTATCCGTTGCAGTGCTGGCCCGTGATCTTCTTGGCCACAGCGCTGAGAGTCTTGTAAATCGCCCCCTCGTACTCGAAGCCATTTTCCAAAACGAGCACCACGATCTTCTCGCCTTTGTAGACTCGCTCGATCTCTGATCTCGGCGGCGGTAGACGATTGTCTTCCTCTGGCTGGACGAATCCCGTCATGGTGTCGCCGGCTGGCTTCGGAACTGGCTTGATGGCTTTGGGGGCAGTCGTGCGGATGTCAGTGCCGCGAGCGAGTTCCGCGGCGCG